TTAAAATTAGCTAAAGTAGTAGATCCTGAGTTACATCCCGATACAAGGGAAGAAAAAGCACGTAGGATAAAAGACTTATTAGAGAAAGATGGCGAGTAGAAAACCAACAGGAGGACTAACAGCCTGGTTCGGCAAAGGTAAGAAAGGTGACTGGGTAGATATTGGTGCGCCTAAGAAAAAAGGTAAGTTTCAAGCTTGTGGTAGAAAATCTGCTAAAGGTAAAAGTAAAAGGAAGTACCCGAAGTGCGTACCAAGATCCACGGCCAAACGTATGACAGCTGCACAAAGAAAGAGTGCAGTAGCTCGTAAACGTAGAGCAGGCAATCCAGGTGGTAAGCCAACTAATGTTAGGACTTTTGCAAAGAAGAAAAGAAAAACAACACGTAGACGTAAGAAGTAATGGCAAGAAAAGCAGGTTTTACTGTTGTAAAACACCAACCAGTAACTGGAGCAAGGGGGAAGAAAACTTCTATAGGCAGGCACAATACTGGTTTTGCCCATATGAATAAATCTAAACGCAGAAGTTACAAAAAATATAGGGGACAAGGTAGGTAATGACTAGGCCTCAACAACAACAAAGATATTTAAATAACATGTCGCAGGCAGAATTCAAAGAATTTGTAATAAAATTAAGAGAACAAGTCAAAAAGTCTCAAAAAGCTGGAAAAGAAGAGGTCTGAAAGAAAATCGACCTCGAGAAATCGACGTGGTGAGGTTTTCTTAAGGCATAGAAGGGTCTAGGTCCAAAAAGAGTAATTTTGTCTCAGTGGGCCTGTACGGGGCTTGTAAGCGATTTACCTTAATCTCTTCTGTCTTATATCGTAATCTTTAGAATTTCTCAGATTTATTAACTTTTTTTCAAGATCTGAGAACTTTCCCCAGTTTTTGATCTCTGCTTCGAACCGACCACAGCCTTTACAACGAGCATCGCCCCATTGTGTGACTGTACATATGCCGGTGCAAGGAGAATCAGATAAACTAGTTGTCTTACCTAAGACAGATTCAAGTCTAGTAAATCGAGTTACCGTGTTACTTGCTTCCCTCATAATAGTCATTAGCTACCTCCAGTAACTTATCAAAATACCATCCAGCTTTTTCAAGGTCCTCCAACCCATTCTTATGCTCGAACCTCCATAGGTACTTAATAATGTTACCTTTACAGTATGAAATAAAGCCTTCTTTACTCATACTAGCTTGTATAGCATCGATACATTCAATCTCTCCTGAGTTGTAATGTGGTGGGTGATTCACCATATCTTTGCTAGTTTTAGCTAATTTACGTGTCATTTTAGGCATATTTTTGTAAGTTTGTCTATAAATTCGTCGAATGTGCAGGCATTGTCTTTAAACTCTTCTACAGTAAAAAACTCTCTTTGCACATCTTGAGTCATTAAAATTAAGTCTTCTACTCCTATTACTAAATATGCAAGAACATTGTGATCAATAGCTCTTTGTAGCCAAAGTTTTTGTTGAGAACTAGTTTTAGTAGCTATTTTAGAAGTGGCTCTTACAGGCATTTTCCTGTGGTATTTATATTCTATAAACATACAACCAGCAGGGCCGCTGTAATATGCATCCGGGACACCGCCATGATAAGCATCATGAATTTTCCACTTATAGATATCGTTATCTAGTGCTTTGTGGATCTTCGCTATGAACTCCCTTTCCGTCATCTTTATACTTTAAATCCTTAAAATACAGTCTTGTAATGTACCTACGGATAATTGCAGTAACTGTAAGCACAAAAGTTTGTATTACAGATATAAGCAATGCATCCTGCGTAAAGTATAACATGGAGAATAACACAAGCCACGAAAGAGGAAAATTTACACAAAAGCCCAGAGCTGTATCTGTAACAGACTCTAACATAGCTTTTCTATCAATTTGTTTTGCCAAATACCGCCTCAATCATATTCCTTATAATAGAAGGTTACTTACACGATGCGACAGTATATGTCGCACCATGTAAGATATAGTTACACTATTACGCTGCAGGTTGTTTTGTAACTGACTGAAATAACTTTTTAGCTACTTCATAATCTTCATCAGTTACCCAACCTTCATTCGCAACAGCGATATTCCAGAACTTTTGTCCAGTCCTGTTTTGAGTTTGGGAGGATGACATCTTCCATAAAGAAGAAAATCTATCTCCACCCAATCTTGCAATTTGAGTATTCCATTCTCTGCTTACACGAAGCTTTGAGCTGGTACAATCAAATAAGAAAGGCGTGTCTAGTTTACCTGTCTCCGCATCTTTCTTAACCAATAAGTGAGATTGTGTTTGTGTAATCTCATGGTCTTCTACATTCAAGCCTTCAGCTTTTAGATGATCTAAAGCATCTCCTTGAGTTGCAAAAGAACCAATAAGTCCTCCACCTTTCTCACGTTTTCTCCAAACAACATACTCTTCAGTGAAACGTACATTCATTAAGTACATCTCTCTGCCGTAGTTTTCACGAGTAATAGTGTTGATAAAGTCGCCAGGTTTGGCCCCTTCAATGTATTCACTATGATTCTCGTCCACTTCGTTAGACAACTGTTGAAGTTGTTTTACACGTGGGGTTTGAAGATGGTCTTGAGTAATGTTTTCATTACCTAGACCGCTACCTTTTTTTGCATGAGCAGGCAACTCAGTTGCGACTAACGCTATATCGTTCATAGTACGTACTCCTTATTTCGTCGATATATTTTATTTACTTACTTCGAAAATTAATTCTAGTAAGCTCCGTTGGCTTAACACCTGGAACATCCTGTCCCATTTGTTGAAGCTCTCTGTAGGCGGTTGCTGACATTCTTTTTTGCAACAACTCAAACTGACCATTGTCAATTATATGCTGGTGCACAAGATCCCAGTCCTCTACAGTTGGTACAACATCTTTTTTAATAGACACTGTACACACATCATTCCCAATCCTATCCACTCCTTGGTTTTCAAGATTAAGAATAATTCTGCTTTCTAATTCATTGATAGCTTGTTTCAAAGATTTTTCTTCGCCTTGAAGATCTTTGAGTGCAGCTTTCGAATTAGATAGTTCGTTAAGTAAATCATCCATATTTTTTATTTCTTCTGACATTAGTGTAGTACCTCCTTATTAGTATTGCTTGATGCCATAAATACACCGTCGACTAAAATAAGTGATTCAACTCCAGCTAAAGCTAAGAGTTCATTTATTTCGTCTAGGGTAGTTACTTCCTTATTGTTATTGATAACTTCAGCCATAGTAAAAACTAAAGCAGTCGCAATTGCAGATGGCGAGCGTTTAATTAACTCATCTACTACTTCTTGTATTTCATGAGTTAACATCATCACCCTCTTGTCTTGTTCTGACTTCATTTATCTTTGATAATATATGGAGTAAGTTCTCCATTTTTCCTAATTTACCATCTAGTTTACTATAGACTTGTTTTTCCCATGTCTTTTTCGCAGTAATTAAGATAGTTTCTGTTTTCTGAGTTTGACCAGCTCTATGTATACGTCTGTTAAATTGTTGAAACTGTTCAGCGCTGTATGTAGGTGAACACCAAATAGCTGTGGTAGCTTTTGTAAGAGTAAGTCCATGAGAAGTAGACTGAGGGTGGGCAAATAGTACTTGTATCTGACCGGCCTGGAAGCGTTGTACGATGTCTTTACGCTTGTGCGCAGGTACTGTACCGTCAATTAGTTCGTATGAAATCTTTTCTCGCTCCGCGATTTTTATCAACGCATCACGCTCATGCTTCCAATTGTATGCAACTAATGAATGTTTACGTTGTCCCACTAGTGTCATGACTAGTTCGTAACGTTCATCATGTAATACAGTAGGCTGGCCGTCTTCGTTGTAAACAGCGCCACTAACTAATTGTAGTAGTTTCTTTACACGAGCTGCAGCGTTAACCGCATTGATGGTTCCTTTTGTAGTGTACAACACTGACTCTTCAGCAAGGGTGTCGTACATTTTCTGTACCCGTGGTGTGAGTTTTGTGTATACGTTTCTTACAATATTGTCAGGTAGATCCATACAGTCATCAATTGCATGACGTATGGTGATATCTGAAAGTTTATTTGCAACAACTGCTTCAATACCGGGTTTGTCGATCCACTCATTAGCAAATCCATTGAACCTAGGCTGACAAACTTGATGTCTAAATGACCAGAATCTGTTTCCTAGATGTTCTCCATCATCAATAAGAAAGACAGGGTGCCAAAGATCTAGAATAGTATTACTGTTAGGAGTACCAGACATAGCAATTCTATTATCAAAATTATGAATAATAGACTTGAGATTCTTCGAGCGCTTGGCCTCCCTATTTTTAAAGGCAGTAAATTCGTCAATGACGATGGTATTAAATCGCTTAAGTAATAGTGGATGTTTATGTAAGAAGTTAACAGCTTCGAAATTAGTGATGACCACATCGTAGCTATCGTCTTCAAATATTTTTTTCCTGTTTTTAGCATATGCAATTCCATAGTTAAGTGAGGGTTTAAATTTTATTATATCTTCTCCCCACGAAGCTTCAAGTATAGACAATGGTGCAAGTACAAGCGTAGCCCCTGAAGAGGGGTCGATTGCGTCTAGTACTGCTCTTGTTTTACCGGTCCCAGGATCAGATGTAATAAGACATCTAGGGTGGCTGTTAATGAATTGGGTAGTTTCAATCTGATGCTGATAAGCATCCTGTATGGATTCGTTCATAGTTCACCTTTCGTCGTTCGTTGTTATATTTCATTATACTTTATTTTTTAATTATTTTGAAGCCCACTCACATATTGGGTGTTCTCCTTTTCCATAGGAGCACCACCTACAATTATATTGAGATGGGTTCGGAGAAAATTTAGTAGCGGTAGTCATCTCTAATGCTCGCTCTTGTAATTTTGGCATGAACATCATAGCTTCATCTCGCGTATATACTTTCTCCATAGTGGTACCATGGTCTAGGTACCAAAATTCTGTGTTTAAACTTTCTAAATGAGGAAATCTAAAAAAAGTTCCTATTGCATAGATAAGTCCCTGCTGGCTGTGCGCAATTTCATTACCAAACTGTTTACCAGTTTTATGATCAATTACACGAGCTGATGTCTCTGACTCATGTACAATTGCATCAAGCTTTACACGAGCCCATACATTAGGGGCCATCCAATCACATGTTTCCCAATCTATGGTAAATCCCCATTCTCCTTCTAACTCTACTTTTGCATCTGCATACATTTCCCGGAGAGATTCAAATTGTGATGTAAATTTTTTAAGAGTATCAGGTAGTTCACCCAACTCACCTTTTACATAATCTTCAGCTTGCTGGTGGATTTGTGTACCACGTTCAGCAGCTGGCCCATAGTCTTCTTGTACTTTTTTGACTTTGGCTATATAGATTCTATAAGGGCAGGATTCGTAGGTTTTGAGTGAGGAATAGGACCAAGCTGGTATTAAACCCAACTCCTTTGGTTTGTCCGAAACTATTACATTATCTAGATCCGGACGCTTGTCTTGTACAAGCCTTGTCACAAATAATATCCTTTTATTTTGTTGCTAAAAGTTTTAAATCTTTTTCGTCGAAATGATCTTTTATTAAAGTATCTTTGACATTATCTTCTAGTTTCCAGGTTATTACAACCCCGCGAGGAATGCTAGCGTGTTTGTCAGACGATACTCTCTTTCTTCTAGTAACAATATTTAACCTAGACATTGCTTTTGAAAAGTCTCTTTGAGACAGTTTGTTGCGACTATCTGTAAGTACATCATATACAACTTTAAAGTGCTGCATTGGTATTACAGTTTCCACACCAGCTTTTGAAATCCAATCTTTTACGTAGCGTTGCGCTGACGCAATGCCACCTGCATCAAATGTGTTTGTAATTTCTATATCTAATATTTCTATAAAGTATTCTAAATTCTTTTCTTTTATTGCATGTGCAAATTCTTCTAATACAGACATAGATACTTGCTTCATTTGTTGTTTAGCATCGTTTTCTAAGGCTGTGTGCGCCATACGATTGTCTACCTGGAAAGCTTGTAAGACACCGGCGAAGTAATATAACTCAGATGACAATTGATCTAAGTTATCTAATAACTCAGGTATTGAGTGCTGTAACTTACTTTCTTGCCTGGGGCCTACGTTGTAACGTCTATCTCCATCTTCAATCTTTACAGCATCTCCTCTGTTTGTAAGAAAGATAAAGTTACAAAAACTTGGCAGCTCAACTTGGTTTGTACGCATAGCACGAATGGTTAATGTAGGTTCAGTAACCTGATGTTTTAATTTATCGGCCATACGATTAGTGTTGCCAGAGTCACTCATACGAAACTCATCTACAACTAAGAAGAGCGCTGTGCGCATGTATAAATTAAATTGTTCTTCTATATTTTCTAATGAACGCATTGGGACTTGTTGTTCACCGAATAAAGGTTTTAATATTTTGTGTACAAACAAACCTTTACCGGTACCTGGTACACCTGTAAATATCCATGCGGTCATAGTCTTTTGTTTATTTTGGTAAATATAAGCTAACCAATTTATAAAATGTTCAAACTCAGTATCGCCTCCGCCTAATATGTG